GTGGACTGTTTGTCTGAAAAAGAAAACGGTGTTTCCGTTTTTCTTTTTTCGGATGGTTTGGTTGTTCCGTTGGTGGCGTTGTTGCGGTTTTGTATTCGAGCGGCGGTTTTACGGTTGACGTATGTTGCGCCTCGGCTTGCGTTGCAACTGGCGCATGATCCGACAATGTTGGTTCTGTCGTATGGGTCTATGCCGGCGTCGACTTCTATGACGTGGTCTGCTTGTGTGGAGGGTTTTCGCCTGCACCAGTGGCAGACGGGTTCGTCTTGGATGACTTGGGCCCGTAGTTGTTTCCATTGTTTGGTTCCGTAGATGGGGTTGCCGCTCATGTCAAGAGCATAGGTCAAGGTCAAGGGAACTGACGCCCAAGCGAGAAGGGCACTCGCTCGGTTGTCGTCGTTTGTCATGGGTTGCGCGTGTGGTTTGTGTCCCCCACTATTTAGGGCAAGTAGCCCATGGGAGCCTGTCTATTTTTGTTCGGTGGACAACCATTCGCAATGTACGTTTGAACGCTGATCGGTCACTAGGCGTGACCGTCTACCCTCGTTTCCGAGTGTTCCCAAAGCAGGGGTCAGATTCCTGCAAGGGCTAGTGAACGCCTCTGTGCGCTCTGATGGTGTCAGTTGTGATGGGACGCTAGACGCGCTTAGGTAGTCAGGTCAATGAGGGTCAGTGTTGTTCGTCTGTCTCATGAAGTAGTTCGTAGAAGTACTCTAAATCGGGAAGGTTAGGGAGACGCTTATAGAGTTGTTCGGCAAGTTGGATGGCGCATAGTCTCCAGCGGTTGCGTTCTGTTTGCATTAGTCGAAATGCAGTCTCTAGATCTTCATCCATTGTCAGGTCCCCAAGCCAAGCGTTGACTGATCTTCTCTAAGTCTTTGGGCCGCCAAACGTGGACCTCTTGCCCTGCGTCCTCTAATGCGTTGATCCATTCCCATTGAGTGTTGCTGACCACGCCTTTCATGGCTTTTAATTCAACAAAGATGGTGCCGCGTGCTGGGTGAACCATGACTAGATCGGGGAAGCCTTGGTCGCCAGTGTTGGGTGTAATCCAGCGACCCGCGCGTACTTGTGCGGGCTGGGTGTGCATAACTTTCCAGCGATGCAACTTAGCCAGGGTGATTACAGCCTTTTGGAATTCTGCCTCGGACGGATCAGCCACCGTTCATCAGCCTGTCAATTAGTGCGGACGCTTCACGCTTGGTTTCAGGGACTGCACCCTCCCAGTTTTTGGCTCGAAGCATCCCAAGTTGTTTGGCGGTCGGCGGTTCACCCGATGATCCGAGCGTTTGTGTGCGTGGTTGTGCAGCTTGTGGCGCGTTGGTTGTTGTTTGTGGTTCTTGCCCTTGGCGGTACACCTTGACCATTTCCTCCAGTGACGCACGTTTGTTAGAGCCCTGATACTGATAGTTAGCAAGTGCGCGTCCAGCGGCCGAAGTCTCACAGTTCTCTAACGCACTGGTTTTGTTGACCATTGACGAGCCTCGGACCTCTTCAGCAAACCCTGTCGTTGTCGGTACTGGGTCAGCGATGTCGGCATATAAGGATGCTTTCATGACGATTCGAGTGCCGTCGTCAACAATGATTTCGGTGACGATGCGTCCGCGTGGGCAGTCTTTCCAAAACAGTGGGAGGCGTTCTTGCACTGATGCGTAGTCGGCTGGGTTGAAACTCATGCGTATTCCTCTGCATCCATGGCTTCAAATAATTCAATACATCCTGCGCCATCTCGGGAAACCGATTCAGATACGCCACGAACTCTCAATTCGTCATAAAGCATTGTTGCGCATTTCCACCAACGATCACCACGTTCTTTTTGCCAATCAGCTTCTAAAACTGGTTCAAACGATTCTTCAACTTCTCTCAACATTTGTTGAATATCTAGCAACTTTTGCGCTGCTTGCGTTGTGAAATCTAATTGTTTTTTATTCATGATTCCATGTCCTTTAAGTGTCGGGCCTGTGCAGGCGTTTGGTTTTTGAGTTGATTAACGACTCGAATCATGGAGACACAGCGAGCAGTTTCCTCAACTGTCATTCCTTTGAAGCCAAACTCTTCAGCGCATTTGAGACAGATGCCTCGCAATTCTGTACGCATCCGCATATCGGCAGAATTAAAACCTGACGCGCAAATGTTGCAGTTCATCGGAAACCGCCTAGCCTCATGGCCACGATCGCATCTTGAGTTGACCGGGTGAGGTTGGACAGATAGATGCCGTTTTCCTCAGCAACATAAGCCAACTCAAAGAGCGCCTTTCTAAGCATCGCCACGTCGTCTCTAAGGCGTTCAATCTCCCAGATAGATGCTTTCATCGCAATATCCGCTTTGGAGATCATGGCGGTCAATTCCGCTAATTCTTTGGTCATGGTCGGGGCTCCTTAATTTGTCGGTATTTGCCGTCACGGTACACCAGCGGTGTGGCTGGGTTTGTGTCGGATTGTAGTTGGCGTCGTTCTTTCCATGTGAGACCCCCCCATATGCCGTAGCACTCTAATTGGGTCGTGGAGTATTTGAGGGATTCGGCGAGACAAGACGGCCTTACAATGCAGGTCGCACAAACGGCTTTTGCTTCAGCAATTTTTTTGCGTGAGTACCGTTCACCCGGTTCAAAGATAAACAGGTTGAGGTCCATGCCTCGACAAGCTGCGTGATCCCACCAGCGGTCTAGCACAGTCGCCAAGGTTTCCATCCGCATCCGCCACCCTCAGCAATATCTGAGTACAGCAGGTAGGCGAATCTGAGGTTGAGTGTCGGGTCTGACATGGCTTCAGCAAACGGCATATTAAACACTTGCTCCACGTACTTGGTATGGATCTCGTTGATCTGAGCGACGCCGTGGTCGTGGCCGTTAAAACGGTCTGCTAGTTCGGGGTCACTGGACATCGGTGTGATGTTTAGGCATCGGGTTTCTTTCCAAAGCAGGCGACCAAGTTTTTGCAGTGTTTCAGTGTTGTTGGGCCAGCCGACCGAGATTGCTTCAGGGAACCATTCTTGGCATTTGGTTTCGAGTGGTACTTCTGCGATCCGTGGTGACGCCAAGACGGTCGTGCTGGTGCTGGTTGTGGTTGTTGCTAGTAGTTCCTCTGCGCGGTCGGCAAGTTGCTGAGGTGTCAGGTCCTGCAATGTGATTGTTTGCCGGGGCGCAATAGTAAGCATCGGTGACGATTCCTGTACGTCTGTGATCGCCCAGACCGCCAACATTGCGTAAGTGCCTAAGGCTAAAAAGGTAAGTCGTTTAAGGTTCATTTAATAGTCCTCTGTTTGGTCTGCGACAGATTTTCTAGTTGAGAAAAAACCGTCAAGCATGGGGTTGTTTTGCATGATTTCTCGGGCCAGATAGGCGCGGTAGTTGTTGTTGAATTTGAAGTCACTGTTCGGGTCGTAAGTGGTTGAGTGCTGAAAGCGTAAGACTTCTACAAGAGCGCCAATGCCGTAGTGGTTGTGGCCGTTGTTGTACAACGCGTAACACATTTTGGTGAGCCGTTCAATGACCCACGGGTTTGCTTCTTTGAAGGCTTCGTATTTGAGTTTCTCAGCTGGAACATCAAGAACGTCAAAAAGGGATGGTTGCATTGCTTCCTCCTGCGGTCGGGGTCCCGCTATCACGGGACGCACTTGGTTGTCAGTCATTAGACCGACTTCCAGACCAAATGTCAAGTCACCGCACGTCAAGTGTAGGAAAAGCCGCTATAGCATCTAGGACGGCTTGTGGCAGGTTGTCTCCGCAGACGTATCGGATATGCCATGCTTCTGCGTTAGCGCCGTTTTTGACTTCCCAAGAGAACCCAAACTTTAGGGCGTTGCTGGTAGAGAATCCGTCGCCTAGTAACCATTCGAGTCGTTTGCCTGAAGCGGACGCGATATCTATCGCGAGTCCCCAGCCGTGATTACTGGTGGAAGGGGTGCCTGCTGGGGCGAAACCTTGCTTTAGCCACCACACTTGACCGTTGTATTTGCGGGTTACTTGGGGTTTACGAAAGTTTGGTTTGGCTTCGTACCGTTCATTGAACAGGGCGGTTTGTTGGGTTAGTGGGCGGTATGCGCCGACGTGCTTGAGTTCTATTCCGTCAAAGTACGCGGCGAGTTGTAGCGCGTTCCATGCGGTGGCCGCAAGGCTGTGCAGTTTGCCGTTTGGGGCTTTGATGTCGCGTAATAGGGCTGGTTTGATTTCGCCGTTCTTTTGACCTTCTAGGTCGGTCGGCATGATCAGGGGTAGTACCGGGTAGTCAGTCATCTTGGTTTTGTCCCTTGTCTTTGAGGCCGTTACTGGCCAGTAATCCTGTCAACGCACCAGCCAAAACCAGTAGAACGCTGGAGAGCACTTCCCACGCTTTGGAGTCGTTGGGTGACACTTCCAAGGGCTGTACGACGAACGCGAGTGAGTAGAGGATCATTCCGATACTCATAATGAATGTCAGCGACAATGCAAATCCGACCATAAGTACCAGGCGCGCTTTAATTTCGGAGTTGGTGTATTTCTTCACGGTGTGGTTGCTCCTGTTGAGGTGTCACATCTGGGCGCTGTGGGTTGGGTTTCGCAGTTGTTTCGAGTGCGGTCGCTACACCCTGTGACGACGAACATGAGGACGACTGCAAGAGCTGCGATCACGGCGAGCGTTTTCATGGTGTATCGGGAAAGTCGGCTTCGGGTCCTGCGGTCCATGTTGCTGGGAAGTCTCTAAGGGCTTGGCGGTATGTTGCCCATGCTTCACGGTCTACGGGTGAGTCAACCGTTTGTGTCCAATCGGACTCTTTCAGTAGGCGGTCACGGTGCAGGCGCATTCGTTCCAGCAGGTGTTCGTTTGGTATTTCGTCGGGGTCAAGTTTATGGGAAAGGTTCATCATGCCACCTCGTAGCAAAGATTAAAACGCATTTGGTCAGAGTTTCCTGGCACTACTGGAACAGTTGATGAAAGAATGCTTGCGGCAGTGTAAGCAGGTGAAGCAACTACTAATTGAAAAGTGGTTGCTGATACATAAAACGCTTGCATCGGGTAAAAGATATAACCTGCCGAAGCGTCATAAAAAAGACCGTACCCGATTGGTGCGTTATTACTTCTTATTGAAACGGCTGATGGAACACTGATTCGATAGTTTCCTGTACCAGCCGCAGCACCTGAAGTACCAAAAAAGATTGCACCTTCAACAAATGCCCTTTTCTGAATTACTTGATATCTGCCTTCCTGATAACTTCCAGTGCCTAAAGTCGGGTTTGTAGTTACCGCCGTTAGTGCTGGCGTATAAGCCTCCGCAACGGCCCCGATGGTGTTAAGCGTCGCCGCAGTCAACACCTGCCCGCTAGTTGTCCCTGCTGTCCACTGTGTAGCCATAATGTTTCTCCTTTATGCCACTCGACTACTGTCAAGTATGCCTAAATATGTGTCGTCCAAAATAAAACTTTGATACTGGTATGCGGGCAACAAACCTAACGTTACTTGACAATCCGACGGTGTAGCCGAAATACGGCGACTAGCAATAACCGACATTTTGGTTTGCTGAGCGCACCCGGTCGGCGTATAGGTCAACTGGACTGGTTGCCACATCACCGACTCAATGTTAAGGATCTTGTTCCAAAACGGTTCGGCGGCGTCAGCAGCTGCCGATTGAACCATTTTAGAACTAAGCGTCAGTTCTTGAGGGGCAAAAGTTATTTCACCAAAACGGTTGATCCACGAATTGTTTGTGTTTTGTTGCGTAACGCCACTATCTAACGTAAAAAACCCTGCTTGAGTGTAAGACCTAAACCGTTGACCATATTTTGTGGTACTAGTTAAGTTAAAACTTGTAATTGTATTTCCATTAGACACGTTAGTTGTGGTCACATAGTTAGTAAGTTGGTCCTCGTCGTAACCAGTAACAAGATCACCAATAGGCAGTTGTGTCCCCGAGACAGTTTTGTCTTTAAAAAGAAAAGTTGTCCTGTTCGCAGCGTTTCGAGTCATGGTGTAATCAATAAGTTGATAATTAAAATCAGGGTTTGTCAAAGTGATTGTTGTAGGAATAACCATGGACGGCCCAATTGCGGTAACTATTAATTGTGTTGAAGATTTGCAACTATTTCCAATATTAGGTTGATTGCAAGAAACTGAAAAATTGTCGTTTAACAACGTAGGAACAGTTGAGTAACTTGTATTGGTGCCGCCAAGTGTTGGCATTTTGGCAGGGTTTGCAGCTATCCCATTTTCATATATAAAGTCAATTGTTAAAGAGGCATTAAAACCAATGCTTGTGGTATCTACAGGAGCCGAACTACCACCAGCGGTAAAAGCGTCAACAAACGAAATAGTCACATACGAATTGATACCGTTGTCGTCTAACGCAAAAGTGTCAACGATCCCGTGAAACAGTTTGAAACTGGTAGGCACACCGCCAACCGTTGTAGTGCCGTTAATTAGTACGGCCTGATTAAACCAGTCAACCGACCCATAGGTGCCACCGCCACCAGGTGTAAAAGAACCTGTGAAGTTTTTTATTAACATTGAGCCATTACTGGTACCGATCTCAGCCAACGAAACCTGCGTGTTGACATTGAACGACATGACTTCCGACGTGATGTCGTACGACGCGCCAAGGTTGCCAACCGTGATCGTAAAAGCGGTTGTGATAGCCATTTAGAACCTTGCGCCTGTTGTGGTCTGTAATGGGATCGCACCGTTTTGTCGAGCATATTTTTGGATTGCTCGCACCACTGCGTCA